AGTATTCACATCAAAAAATAGGGGACTATTGATTGAGATAACTTTAGTTTCTGGTGGGGAGAAAATTACATTGCACATACCACCACCAATGGGACCAGCAACATACTTTGCAGAGTTGAATAGACCAATCTTTTCTTTCATCGTCATATTTTCACAGAAGACTTCTTCATATCCCTGAGACTTAAAAAGTTCTGCTACTTCATCCTCATTCACACAACGACGACGTTCTGTATAGTTAGTGCCGATGTTTTCAAAGTTATTGTGCAACCAAGTTCTGCGTGAAATATAAATCTTCTCTGGTCCTTGGTAGTCACCCTTCATACGGTTGATAATATCAAATACTCCTGAATGTGGCGGAGTGTTTGAGAGACCATTATGAGTCAATGAAGAACCTACCACAACAGTATTATAGATTGTTTCTGGATTGAGAAACACTACGTCTTTCTTACGAATACCAAGAAGTTCCAGACACTCCCATACAAAGGGATATAAGTCATCTCTACCCTCAGGAGGACTTACAAGAAGTTTCAGGTCAGGGTGAATCACTTTCTCGTTAAAGTATGAGTAGAGATAAGGCAGCGTATCATAGATGAAGTGATAGTAGTTCGCCATATTATACACAAAGTAAAATACAGGAACTGAACAGAAGTTTTTAAAGTGGATTGGATGTTCTATCTCATACTGCATCGTCTCCTCATAAACTGTTCCTCTACCAAGAGACATAAACATCTCTTTAGTTGGAAGATGTAGTTTATGAGTTTGGTGAGAATAAATGAGTGGTTGTGGATAATGCTTGGATAATCCCGTAAATTGGCAAGAGAAAAAGTATGCAACTTCTATGTCTCTACCATTCTCATCCTTTTCTACAATAAGTCTTGTTCTTCCAGAGTTCCAATATTCAATTGGTAAAATAGTCTTTTGAATACTCATAAGGATGCCATTCAACTTTACTGAAAAATCTTTGCCAATACTCGTAGGTTTTTAAATCGTTAGGAGTTCCCCAACAAATATAATTATCAATCTCAAAGTTCTTTACTTTATATCCCAATGAAATTGCTTCATTAAGCATACTATCAACATAAAATTCACCATTAGTCCTTACATTATTCTCATAAAGAGAATTTA